GTTAAAATAGCAGCTTATGGAGACGATAGTGTTGTTGCTGTTAGAAATTTACCCTGGTTTAATCACACAAGTATTCAGAGAGTTTTAGCTACTTGTGGGATTGGATTTACTATGGCTGATAAATTGGCTAAATCAGTACCTTATATACCCCAGAGTGAGATTTCTTTTTTAAAAAGAGGTTGGCGCTGGGATGAAGACATTAATGCCTATGTGGCACCTCTTGATGAATCATCCATAGCTAAAATGTTAACTATGTGTGTTCCCAAGAAAACTATATGCGCTGAAGCAAGAGATATTGACACTATCTCTACTGCAGTAAGAGAATATTTCTTTTATGGAAAAGAAATATTTCTAGAAAAGCGTGCATTATTTGTTAAAATTATAGATGAATGTAATCTTCAATGCTATGTTAAAGATAGCACATTACCAACATGGGAAGAGTTACGAGATAATTTTTACGCAAATTCTAAGGGCGTTAATATTTATAGGAAGCTCGCTTAGAGGGCATCCGGTCCTGAGGAGGACTTTAAATATACCCACCCCCTCCTCCATGAGGTTTAAACTGGGTTGTGTTTGTGGTTGATCTCCCTTACACTCCAACACTTGATTTCCTGCCCCCCAAGAGGTCTCTGGTTCTGTGGAAAACCAGATAGCGGCGTGGTACAGCGAAGTGTACCCAAGGATGTGAGTGCCTCCCACTCACTCAGTTTGCATGACAAACAAACTGGATGCTTGTCACCCCGTGAGAATTGGATTCAAGAGGAATTCAATCGAATTAAAGAAGGTGGTTGTAATTTTACTTCCACAGAAAGAAAATACATTGCTGATTATTGGATAGCTAGAAAGAAGATTTATCCAAATACATGGATGGATTATTATGTTGAGGCAATGAAGAATTTAACTAAAACGAATACTATTATGGAAGAATGTGAGCATTTGAGTATGCAATCAGATGTTGTGACAGGAGAGCCTGGTCATGAATCTGCAATGGTTAAACAGGAGAATGTTCAATTTTTAGATGAGTCAACGGGTTTAAAAGTTGGTTATGATATGGGATATGATGGTATATCTGGTCAAGATCAAACAGCTAATACTGATTTATCAAGGTTTTTGAGTAGGCCTGTTAGGATTGCTTCATTTACTTGGCTCGAATCTGATGCTATAGGTACAACCCGTACTATAGCACCTTGGAATCTTTATTTCAATGATGCTCGAATTAAGTATAAATTGAATAATTTTGCTTTTATTCAAGCCAAGTTGAAAGTTAAGGTTTTAATTAATGCTTCTCCCTTTTATTATGGCGCAATGATAGGTGCATATTTACCAAATCCTGGCTTGACTCCAACTACAATTCAAAATGATACAGGAACAAGATGGTTTATACCATTGTCCCAAAGACCTCGTATGTGGATTTATCCACAGGGATCTAAGGGTGATGAGATGACTTTACCTTTCTTTTATCATAAGAATTTTTTGAATTTACAATCAGCTAGTGATTTGACAAACATGGGCACTATGGATTTTGTTAACTACACTGCCTTGGCTCAAGCTAATGGTGTTGTAGGTAATGGTGTTTCTGTTCAGGTTTATGCATGGGCTGAAGATGTTAAATTATCGGGTCCATCTGTTGGACTTGCTATGCAGAGTGATGAATATGGCGTAGGAGTTGTTTCAGCTCCAGCAACGGCAATTTCTAATGCTGCAAAGTGGTTTGAAAATATCCCAATAATTGGTAGATTTGCAACAGCAACACGAATAGGAGCATCTGCAGTTTCAAGTATAGCTTCATTATTTGGTTTTACAAATGTACCCGTGATTTCAGATACAATGCCTTTTAAGAATCAGCCTTTTGGTCAGTTGGCTTCAACTGCAATTAGTTTTCCTGTTGAAAAATTGACTGTTGATCCTAAAAATGAATTAACTATTGATCCGAGTATTTTAGGCTTACCACCAACTGACGAATTAGTTATATCCAACTTAGCTCAGAAGGAATCTTATCTATGTACAGCTACATGGACAGGTGCCAATATTGTTGATGATATTTTATTTTCTTCACGCGTTGCTCCTGATTTTTTTGATAATGATGGTTTAACTCAATCGAAAGTTTATCAGACTCCGGTATGCTGGCTTTCTCAATTGGGAAAAGCATGGCGGGGAGATTTAATCTTTCGTTTTAAGTTTGTTGCCACTCCTTATCATAAAGGTCGTGTGCGTATATCATTTGATCCTTCTGGTTATGCAGGGGAAAACATAATTATTGATCCTACTTCCCAGATGGTTGTTATGACGCAAATTGTTGATTTGGGTGAAGATTCGGATGTTGAAATTCGTATACCATATCAGCAAGCTACTGCATTTCAACAAGCAAGAACTGATCTTACTAGTTCAGCTATTGGTTGGTCAACATCACTAGTACCTACATTTAATTATAGTTCAGTTTTCGATAATGGTACTATTACTATGCGTGTTCAAACAATTCTTACAGCTCCAACAGCAACAACTACTATTCCGATATTAATATTTGTCAGAGCAGCTGAGAATTTTGAAATGGGTAACCCCTGTCAATTAGGAAATTATTCCATGTTTGCACCGCAATCTGCTGATGTTTATGGTGATCCACTCGATATGATTTCTGGTGAGAAGAGTTCTCCACATGAGGAAAGATATCTCGTGAACTTTGGTGAAAGCATAAAATCAATGAGACAATTGCTTAGAAGACAAACTTTGAGTACATTTGTGAATTTTGCTACTAGTGGTGATATATTACAAGTTAATAGATATAGATTTTCAAAATATCCCACACATTATGGTTATGATCCCAATGGTTTATCTATTGCAAATGGTTTGGTTGTTCCTGTTCCTACATTTAAATTTAATTTTTCGAATATGACACCTTATAATTGGATTGCTCCTGCTTTTGTTGGACAGAGGGGTTCAATGCAATGGTCTATCGATTGGACTTCAGGAAGTAGTCATCTTCATCCTCATATACGTGTAATCAGAGATAATCAAAATTCTTCTGTAGCTGCCATACAACAATTTTCACAAACTGTTAAAGGTACACAATCCAGTGCTTCTAGATTTTTCTTTGTTAACACTCTTATGGGAGCTAGTGGGCAAACCTTAACCAATCAATTTACACAAACGGGTGTTTCAGTGCAATTACCAATGTATACAAAATTTAGATATGAAACAACAAATCCGTTAGCCATGACAAATCCAAGCAATATAGATGGTTCTTCTTTGGACTTCTATGTTGTTGAGTCTGCATATGTTGGAAATAATCCCAGTAATGATGTAATTTTTATGCATGCTGGTATAGGTACTGATTTTAATTTACATTTTTTCGTTAATGTACCTACTTTCTGGATATATTCAGCAATCCCGCCAAC